ATCAGAGGCAAGCCAATTCGGAAAGATTGATGCAATATTAATCGCAAACCTTTACCAAATATGGGAAACGAAAAATCTTCGTTCAGATATAACAGATTTGATGACAATAAAGTGGTTCTCAGACCACGGCTGGAATACAGATGACGTATGTTTATTTGAATACGATAATGTTAAGTTTAAAGGAATTAATATATTTGACGGAAGCTTTGTTTTAAGCTATGATTGCCATATTGTTCACGACGGAGCATACTTAGCTGAGAAATTCAAGACTAAGGAATTAGATGAAAAGTATGAAGCAAAAGCACCGAAGGGCGATGTAAATATTTTCTCAGCAATGAGAAGAGCTGAAAAAGATGATAAAGATAAGAATAACGAGATTGATATAGAAAATCTTGGACCAACAACATTTAAATTATAGAATGAAAATTGCAATTGACTTAAATGATGTAGTAAGAGACTACTCAAACAATTTTTTAAGGTATTATATTGAAGGATATAATCACGAGTTTGACTTAACTGATTTTGAGTTCTGGTCAAATGATATGTCAGCCGTTTTTCCATTCAACAGCGAAAATTCATTTCATAACTTTGTCTATTGCGACTACCCTTTCGAATTGTTTGGCAGATGTGGAACATGTACAAGAAAGCTAGAAGCCGAATTGAATGACTGGACAGAAAAGACATTGAAGGATATAGACACAGATGAAGATATTGATGTAATGTTCGTTTCTCCAATGGAATATGGGTTGTCAATCGGAAATACGTACTTTTTTATTTCAAAGTTAGGTACGAAAGTTAGGGAAGTCTATTTTCCAAAAGATTCTGCAACAATATGGGACAAGTGCGACGTACTGATAACAGCAAATCCTAACTTATTAGCTATGAAGCCAGAAGGAAAGGTTTCAATTAAGATTGCAGCTGAGTACAATAAGGAATCAGAAGCAGATTATTCTTTTAGTACGCTAAGCGCATTTATTAATAATCCAGAAAATACAATTAAACTATTAAATGAAAATAGCAAGTAATTCAAAAGGAATCATAAGTTTTGGCGGCAAAAGTTACGCACTAAATCTTGCAAATTTAAAAAAGATTTGCCTTTCATCAATGAGTGAAGAGGGTGCAAAAGAAATTGAAATAACCAATGCGTATGAAACATCAGATACTGGTGAATTAACATTATCAACAAAGGTTGAGCATGAGGTAAAGTCAATTGGCAACCCTCAAAACGATATGATTATTTACGATGTTGTTAAAATTGTAATACTATCATTACTTGAGGATAACACAACAGAAGTTGAACAAAAATTAACATTTGGAACAGTGTTAGCAATAAACACATTAATACATTGGGGAATATTAGAGGAATTATAAAAATGTAAAATATATAAAAATGGCAGAAATGACAAAAGACGAGATGATTAGAGTCATAAATGACAGCATCTCAAGATTAGAAAATAAAGAATTTAATGTTTATTTCTTTGTCCTTGATACCAAAGGAAATCCATCAAGCTCATTGGAGTACATTTACCAGATGGCATTATCTCTAAGCAACATGGGATATAATGTTACAATGCTACACAACGAAGCAGAATTTGTCGGAGTTGGCGAGTGGCTTGGAGAAGCATATTCAAACCTAAAGCATTTGAACATTGAGAAAGACAACGTTCCTATCACAGCAAGCGACTTCTTATTTATTCCAGAGATTTTCGCAAATGTTATGATGAGCACAAAGAAACTTCCTTGCAAGAGAGTTATTATTGTTCAGAACTATCTTCACGTTACAGAGTTCTTGCCAGTATCTCAAACAATGGATAGCCTAAATATCACAGACGCTATCGTAACAACAAGAGCACAGGAAGAAAAGATTAGAGAGTATTTCCCAGAACTTAGAACACACATTGTTTCTCCAGCAATCAATAAGATGTTCAGAAACTATGATGGACAAAGAAAGCTAATCGTTAATGTTGTAGCAAAGGAGCAAAGCGACATTAATCAAATTGTAAAGCCTTTCTACTGGAAGAACCCTATCTATAAGTGGGTTTCATTTAGAGATTTAAGAGGGATGGACCAAGAAACATTCGCAGAAGGATTGAGAAAAGCAGCAATCACCGTATGGATTGACGATAAGACAAGCTTCGGCTATTCATTATTGGAGGCATTGAGATGCGGTGGAGTGATTTTAGCAAAAGTTCCAGAAAGATTGTCTGATTGGATGGTAGAAGATGGAAAGCTTACAGAATCTGTTATTTGGTTTGACAATGTTGACGATGTTCCAGATATGTTGTCTTCATTAGTAAGAGCATGGACGCACGATGAAATTCCAGCGGAAGTTTATGAAGAGCAAAACAAATTCTCAAATCTTTACACAACAGAGAATCAGAGCAACGAAATCATTTCTGTATATGTTGAGGACTTGTTTGCAAAGAGATTGTCAGACTTCAGAGAGGCTTTAGCTGATGTTGAAAATAATGTTTTAAAAGTAAAGGAAGACTAAAATGAAAGATTTAACAGTTATTATACCTATCTTGAAGTTAGAAGATAAGGAACAGAAGGCTTTGTTCGAGTCTGCTGTTAAAAGCGCAGAGGGCGCTGAGAATATAATTGTAGTTGGAAGTAAAGAAGCGTTGGATTCAGTAAAAAGAGGAGCACATGTAACTCTTTTAGAGAACACAACAGATGATTTCTCATATGCAGCACAAGTAAATTTTGCTGTTGATAAGGTTACAACAAAATATTTCTCAGTTCTAGAATTTGATGATACGTTTACTAGCATCTGGTATAAGAACGTAGAGGATTTTATCTCTTCAGATGTTGATAACACATTTGCAATCTTACCATTAACAGAAGTGTTTGATACGAAATTAAATACAATAATAGGATATGCAAATGAGGCATACTGGGCATCATCGTTCTCAGATGAGATTGGCGTACTAGATTTAGCTTCACTTACAGAATATCTTAACTTTAATGTATCAGGCGCAATATTCTTAACTGACGAGTTCAAGGCCCTAGGAGGATTAAAGGCATCAATGAAGCTTGTTAACTGGTACGAATTTTTGCTTAGAGCATTGTACAACCAAAAGCGTATGTATGTAATTCCAAAGGTTGGGTATATTCATAAAGTTGGTAGAGACGGAAGTGTTACAGAAGAATACGCAAAGACAATGAGCGAAAAGGAAGCAGAATGGTGGATTGAGCTAGCAAAGAAAGAATATTATTTCAAACAAGACAGGAAAAAGAAGTACGAAGAATAACCACTAAGTTTTACTATATAAACGTCATAAGGAAAGACTCTTTATTAGAGTGGTTAATTTAGGAAGTACATTTTTAATGTAGTGTTGATGTTTTTGTTTAGTGGGTGAAAAATACACCACTAAAATGGCAAAGAGAGGAAGAAAACCAAAGGAAAAGAAAGGATACTTTTACGAGGACGAAGAGAATGCAATAGTAAGATACATTGAGACGGATGACGAGTATGAGAAAAATAAAATTTTCGATGCAATACTTTATCCAGCACTAACGAAAATGATTGAATCAATCATTAGAACATATAAGCTATTTGTTCCAGATGAGGAGTTTGACCAAAATTTTAGTGACACAATATCATATCTGTTAACAAAGATAAATCACTTTAAGCCATTAATATATAAATACGAACCGTATGAAGGAGATATTAAAGGGATTGAGTTTATTGATATAACAGAAGATGATTTAAGAGTTAAGAACAAAAATGTGTCAGAAGAAGACCCAGAATATTTAAGGCTTGTTACAGTTGATATTTCAGACGACGAAGAAGAAATAACACAGTATCAATATCTTAAAAAGACAGAACATAAGTATAAGGCATATTCTTATTGTGGAACTGTTTGCAAAAACTACTTAATGTACAAGTGCGCACAATACGCAAAGAAGAGACAAAGGAATACACCGTATGATGATGTTTTTGAGGAGATAAATAATGATTCAAAATACTCAGTCGAAGAAACAACAGACCAGTCAAGTATAGCAGAAAACCTAGTTAATGGCATAGCGAATGACATACGCTCAATGATTGAGAACAGGGATAAAAATGGCCTATCGGATGACGAAGTAACAGTTGGAAATGCTCTAATATCACTTTTAAAAAACTGGGAAGATGTTCTACCAAAGAATGGCAGTAATAAGCTACAAAAAAGTGCAGTTCTTTACTTCTTAAGAGAGGAAACTTTAATGACAACTAAAGAAGTAAGAGACAACATGGCAAAGTTTAAGAAAGTTTATTACTTGCTAAAGAAGAATATGATAGAAGAAT